TGGACTATGAGAATTTATCAGATTCAATGGCAGCCTATACAAAAGCTATAAGCAGAGTTTTAAAATAATATAAATATAGAATAAAGGAGATTGAAAAATGGAATTTTCAAATCAATTAGTTGAAAAGTGGAAGCCTGTACTAGAACACAGTGCTCTCCCTGAGATTACGGACAAGTACCGTAAACAAGTGACAGCAATTCTCTTGGAAAATCAAGAGAAAGCTGCAAGAGAAGAAATCGCTGTGGGAATGGGTTCTGGCCTATTGACTGAAGCAGCCCCGACTTCAAATACTGGTGGTACAGCTGCTGGTGTTGATGGTTTTGGTGGCACTACAGCTGCTGGAATTGGTAAAGCTGGTTATGATCCGATTATGATCAGTCTAATTCGTCGTTCGGCCCCTAACCTAATCGCTTATGATTTGGTTGGTGTACAACCGATGACTGGCCCTACTGGCCTTATTTTCTACATGAAATCTAACTATGTAGAAGATGATGGTACTACAATTGGCAATGAGGCACTGTTCAACGAAGTTCAAACTGGACAATCTGCTAATCCACAATCAACTGCAGTTCCAGGCGTTGATGATGGTAATACAGCTGAAACTGATCCATTTGCAGCCGCCTATTATGCTGATCCAGCTATAGCTAATGGAGTTCAAACAGCTGGTGATACTAATCAAGGTATGACCACAAATGAACTAGAAGCTTTAGGTGATGATGGCGCTGGTAATAACTTCCGTCAGATGTCATTCTCAATCGAGAAAACTAGTGTAACAGCTAGGAGTCGAGCATTGAAAGCTGAATACACTACTGAATTGGCCCAAGATTTAAGGGCTGTTCATGGTTTGGACGCTGAAGCTGAGTTGGCTAATATTCTGTCAACTGAAATTTTAGCTGAAATCAACCGTGAAATAATTCGTACAGTTAATGGTGTGGCAGTTGATGGTGCTCAAGTTGGTACAGCTACCGCTGGTACTTTTGACTTGGATACAGATTCTAATGGCCGTTGGTCAGTGGAAAAATTCAAAGGATTGCATTTCGCTATCGAACGTGATGCTAATACTATTGCTGTTCAAACTCGACGTGGCCGTGGAAATATCATTCTAGCTTCAGCTGATGTAGTGGCTGCTCTGTCAATGACAGGTAGTTTGGATACTGGTGCTGGTGGTAGTATTGGTACTGGTGCACTAGCTGCTGATGGTATCACTGGAAACACTTTTGTTGGTACATTAAATGGCCGATATAAAGTTTTTGTTGATCCTTATTTCTCAGCTACTCATGAATACGTTACTATTGGCTATAAAGGTTCTTCACCGTATGACGCTGGAATCTTCTATTGTCCATACGTACCGTTGTCAATGGTTAAAGCTACTGGTGAAAATACTTTCCAACCGAAAATCGGATTTAAAACTCGATACGGTTTGGTAGCTAATCCATTTGCGGCCGTAAGTCAAGCTGCTGGCCTCTTGGAAGAAGCTGGTAACAATTTCTATCGTACAATCAAAGTTACGAATATAATGTAATCGCATTTCGTCGCTACCGCAAGAAAGGGCTCGAATAAAGAGCCCTTTTTTGTTGCCTAAATATACCTATAGAGGTGATCCATGGCCATTATCGCTAACTTACCAGAAAATTATAATACACTATCTTCTGTTTCTTTTAGATTACAGATTGAAAAACTTCCACATGTTACTTATTTTTTACAAACTGCAAATCTGCCAGGAATTACAGTTGCAGAATCTACTGTCACAACTCCAACCAGAGCTTATCCAGTAACAGGTACTATAATTGAGTTTGAAACTTTGGATATAACTTTTATCATAGATGAAGATATGAAAAATTTTATGGAGATTTTTCAATGGTTGAGAGCTATGAGTTCAACAGAGGATTTAGGAGAAGAAAGAGAAAGATTGCAATCAATATTTGGCAACACAAGCCTTTATTCTGATGCAACTTTAACTATCTTAACAAATAATATGAACGCCAGTAAGTCAGTAACATTCAGAGATATATTCCCAACTTCATTAAGCAGTATTGCTTTTGAAAGTTCAGTGGATGCAATAGAAGTAATTACTAGTGATGTATCTTTCCAACTTAGAGATTATGTTATAGGAGACGTGATTTAGTGCAAGAATTGTTCAATGAAGTAGATAAAGATATAAAGATAATAGACAAAGAAAGATTAGAAGAAGAAAGCTTACGAACTCCATTACTACACCACAAATATTTAAAAATGATGATTACTTTTAGCTTGGAGTATGCAAAGCTAGAAGAACAATACAATATGATGATGAAAGATAAAACACATTTCTATCTTGGTAAATCTGATCCTGAAGTGTATAGTAAAACTCCATTTGATTTAAAGATATTAAAAGGAGATTTAAAATTATATACAGATTCAGATAAAGATTTGTCTAAATTGAGGCAGCGAATCACTTACACAAAAGAAAGAGTTGATTATCTTCGCAGTGTATGTAAAATAGTAAGTGATAGAAATTGGGCTATAAAAAATTCTATGGATTGGTTGAAGTTTAAGGAAGGCATTGTCTGATATATTAAAGCTTCGTAAATTGAACGAAGTTTTCCTCCAAGTAGGTTCTGACAGAGGCATTTTAAAAGAACTGTCAGAATATTTTACCTTTGAAGTGCCAGGACACAAGTTCATGCCATCTTACAGAAATAAAAGTTGGGATGGTAAAATCCGCTTATTTTCTCACCAAAATCAAACTATATATCGTGGACTGTTGCCTAGAATGGTTGCATGGGCAGTGAAAAGAAATTATGATATTGAAAATCTAAATGATTTCAGACCAAACTTTCCTGATTCTGATGACATCAAATCTTTTTTATCCTCTCTTAACGTATGCTCCAACAATAAGAAAATAGAATTCAGAGATTATCAATCAGATGCAGTGTTGCATACTTTGAATAATAAAAGATGCATCTTGCTATCACCGACTGCTTCTGGTAAATCTTTAATCATTTATGCATTAGCTAGATATTTAAAGGACAAGAGAACTTTAATTATAGTTCCTACCACTTCTTTAGTAGAACAAATGTATAAAGATTTTATAGAATATTCAACTTACAATGGATGGGATGCTAAAAAGAACTGCCATATTTTATATTCTGGAAAAGAAAAAGATACAGATAAGCCTATTTTAATATCGACATGGCAATCATTGTTCAGAATGGATAAATCTTTTTTCAAAGAGTTTGATATGGTAGTAGGTGATGAAGCTCATTTGCATAAAGCTAGCAGCTTAAAAAGAATATTGGAAAATTGTACTAATTGTGAATACAGGGTAGGAACTACTGGTACATTAGATGGGTCTAAAGTGCATCAGTATGTATTGGAAGGACTATTTGGTTCTGTTTATAAAGTTACTACTACTAAAGAATTGATTGATGATAAAACTTTATCAGATTTAAAAATTCATTGTATAGTTTTAAAATATTTAGATGAAGAAAAAGAATTAGTCAGCCATTTGGAATACAGAGATGAATTGAATTTTTTAATACTGTCAGACAAAAGAAATCAATTCATTGTAGATATGGTTAGTACCTTAAAGGGTAATACATTGCTACTGTTTCAAATGGTCGAGAAACATGGTGAAGCATTATTTGAAATGCTTAAGCAATCAGGAAAGGATGTGAGTTTCATACATGGAAAGATTTCTGCAGCTGATAGAGAAGTTATTAGGTTGGCAACTGAAAAAAAGAATGATTCAATTATTGTGGCTAGCTATGGAACTTATTCTACCGGCGTTAATATTCGTAATCTGCATAACGTTGTATTTGCTAGTCCGTCGAAATCTAGGATAAGAAATCTACAATCTATAGGTAGGGCTTTAAGAAGAACTGATAATAAAATATCAGCAAATCTTTTTGACATAGCTGATGATTTAACGTTAAAGAAAAAGATGAATTATACGTACAGACATTTTTTAGAAAGATTAAGGATTTATGATAGCGAAAAGTTTACATATAGCATATTTGACTTTGATATATAATCTTTTGCTTTAAAGACATGCATATTATACCATATTCAGCTAGCGTTTGTCAAGGCTAATTAGCCTTGACATTGGATGGTCAAATATGGTATAATATGGGGTAAAGGAAAAGAATATGATAAGTAAATTATTAAATTACCATAGAAATATTTCCCTTATTGTGACTAGGGTGATATTAGCAGAGATTGTTCAGATGATTATTTTTTCCATTGTTTCTACATTGGCCATGTTGATGATTAGTCATTTACTTATATCAGGTGAACTTGGTATTTGTTACTGGAGCCTGAAAAGAGGTTGGATATGGAATTGAAAATGAACTCACTAAAGGTAAAATTAGTTTTTGAGTTGAAAGTTGATGCAGATATTGGAACAGATTCAAAAAATATAGTTGATATCATTGCAAATGAAATACGAATTAGAAAAACTTATGATGGATTTTCTATTACTGGATTTGAAATGGACTATGAAGTACTTAAAAGTACAAACATGATAGAAGTTTAAGGGGAAATATTATGGGGAAAAACAACTATGTTGATAATAAAAAATTCTATAAAGAGATGATAGAATATAAGGAATTAGTGGCTGAAAGCGAGGGGCAACCGCCAGTTCCAGAATATATTGCTAAATGTTTTTTAGAAATAGCTAATGGCTTATCATACAGGCCAAATTTTATTAATTATACTTACAAAGAAGAAATGATTTTGGATGGTGTAGAGAATTGTTTACGCTACTGTCTAAATTTTAATGGAGAGAAATCTAAAAATCCATTTTCTTATTTTACACAAATTATCTATTATGCATTTTTGAGAAGGATTGAAAAAGAAAAGAAGCAATCTTACATCAAAAATAAACTTACTTCTCATTATGAGCATATAGTTGATCCAAGTATCAAAGTTTATTACGATGATGATTTGATTAACGATTTTGAACGAAAAATAGAAGAACGAAAACAATTAAGAACTATTTCCAATAGTTTAGAAAAATTTATAGAATGAAAATAGCATTATTGGCTGATACACATTTTGGTATTAAAAATGATAACCAAACCTTTCAAAAATATTTAAATAAATTTTTTTCTGATGTATTTTTCCCATATATAGATGAGTATAATATTAAAACTATTATACATCTAGGGGATCTAGTTGATAGACGGAAAACAATTAATTTTTTAACCCTGAACAATTTACGTAAGAGTTTTATTCAACCAGCCTTTGATCGAAGTATTACTACACATATAATAGTTGGCAATCATGATGTTTATTATAAGAATACAAATCAGATTAACGCCATAAATGAATTA